CGACCAGTACCTACCAAATGAGGTGGCTGGCAACCTCGATACTTTGATGACCACTTTGATGGGTAGCAATATCAGTATCCAACAGGTACGCGAGAGACTTCAGATCGCTTACGACGAGATCCTGAACGCACCAGTTGATGTCAAGAGTTGGTTCCTTCAGGAATACGGGGAAAGCGCAGACGGAATGTTGGCGACGGTTCTCCTCGATCCCGACCAGAGTTTCACTGATCTGGAACAGGCTGCCAGAGAGTCCTATACGCAGGCGGCAGCCAGTGAGATCCTGGCAAATGTAATCACCAAGGATACGGCCTCGAAGATTGCGTCACTTGGCTACACGCAAGAAGCGCAGTATCGTCAGTTTACGAATCTGGCGAGACAGGAGTTCTTGTATTTGGAGAAGATAAGTGAAAGGGATGACTTGCGTATCGAACGCGAGGGAGTCGAGGCAGCATTCGGTGTCTCACCGGAGGCCGTTTCGGATATCGAGGGTAGGAAGGAAGAGCGTGTAGCAGAGTTCGGTGGTGGAGGTGGCGGTGCCCTGGTTGGCCAAGGAGCTACAGGATTTGGAGGCGCTAAGTATGCCTAGAGTTGGCAAGAAACACTTTCCCTATACCAAGAAGGGTAGGGCTGCTGCAAAGCAGCACGCTAAGAAGACCGGCAAGAAGGTAAGGAGCAAATACTGATGGCAGTTTCCAAGTACGCCTTCTGGCGTGACACGGCGGAGAGGGTCGGAATGACCTTTGCTCAGTCGTTTTTAGCGATATTGGTCGTAGGTGATTGGAGCAGTGTCAAGACCGCTGGCATGGCTGGCGCGACCGCTTCCCTTTCACTGTTGAAGAGTCTGGTCGCCTCGAGGTTTGGCGACGGATCAGCATCGGCGGTGGACTGATGGCAAACGGTCGTTACAGAATTTACACTCCCGGTTATGGATCTGGTCGTGGAGGGGCGCACAGTCGTCCAAAGTTTCATGGCGCTGATGTCGGAAAGGCACAGCGGGCTTGGAATGCGCTTCAGAGAATCTACAATCTGAACCGAGCACCGGGACATTCTGGTGCTTACCATAAGACAGGTAAGCACGCTGGTAAGAGGCTCTACGGTAAGCCGACAAGTTCCTCTTCGTAATGTCTGACGATGTGGTTGACCAACTGAAAAAGGTCCAGGTATCTAAACTTACCTTGGGCCTTGTCGGGTCGATCATCGCCGTTAGTGCTGTGGTGACTTGGAACGCTGCTCAGGTCGCCAGTCGTATAGATCAGTTAGAGGTTTCTGTAGCGAACATTGAGGTCGTAGACACCAGCAATCTCGTTACCAGCACCCAATTGTTAGCAGCGATTCAGGCTATTCCAGAGCCGGAGACAGTCGATCTGTCTTATCTGGCTACCACCGACATGGTTCAATCCTTGGTCGCCGTAGAACAGGCTGCTTACGAGGATCTGTCCGACGACCTCGAGGATCTACAGGATTCGGTTACTGCCCTGTTGGCTAATGCCGATCAGGAACCAGCATGGACTGATCCTATTGACGATCTGTTCGGAGAGAACGACGAGTTCCGCGAGCAGATTGGACAGATTGAGCAGCGCCTAGAGGAAATAGGCTGGGAACTAGGTGACCTGTGGTGGCGTACTGATATGAGTGAGCAGGCTTGTCGTACCCGGAAGTGGTGCGATGAGTGGTACGACGAAAACTGGTGAGTAATCTAACCAAACTCATAGCGGGGATCACCGCTCTACTTGTCGCCATAGGTGCGCTTGTTGGCACAATTAGCATGACGATAGGTGAGAAAGACACACCAGCAGGCGTGACCATTATTTTGAATAGCCCAGAGGCATACGCCGACTTCATTGCCAATCATCCAGCGGGCTAGTATAGTTTTCGGTAGGCCACCCGTGAGCTTCACACAGGCCGGGTGCGAGCTTCATCCATCAGGTCTTCCCACGTTCCTGGTGAGTAGAAAAGTGGTAGGCGTACTCGGATTGTGACATCCGGGATTATGTCGCTAGTCACCCCCCGTATAGTCCTCCGCTATACGCGATTAGGCAAAGGAGAGGCACATGGAAGAAGAGTCCGTAGTTCAGGAAGACGCTGGCAGTATCAAGGATTTGCGAGATGCAGCCGATCGAGGTCGGAAGGCAACGCAGGAACTTGACCAAGTGAAACGTGAAATGGCGTTTCTAAAAGCCGGAGTCGATACTGATACCAAGGCCGGTCAACTTCTGTTCAAGGCTTATGACGGTGAACTCGATATGGAGTCCATCAGAGTCGAGGCAGATGAGTTGGGTTTGTTCAAGTCTTCTGAGGAACCAGCACCCGTTGTGGAGCAGGTACCTGCCGAGGACAGGCAGGCCACAACAGAGCGACAGGCTTTAGCGGAGACTTCTGTTCCACCAGGCAGCCAGACGGAAAGCCCATACGACGCAGGTCACCGTGAGTTTAGAGAGATGATGGATGCGGGTCGTCCGAAGGAAGACTCCGCAGCTCGATTCATCCACACGGTACTGGAAGCAGCGGGTGGGGATAACCCGGATCAACGGGTTGTCCAATCTGGTTAATGCCTACATACGTTTACCGATGTTCCGAGTGTTTGGTCGAGTATTCACGAACACAGCAGATAGCCGACAGTCCTGATGAGATTTGTCAGGAATGTGGGGAGGCTGTGAAGCGGATACTTCAAGCGCCGGCCCTTACGGCAGCAGCTACACCGAGCAGAAGGAACAAGGTTCCACCATCTAAGGCCAATCCGGCCTGGGAAAAGGGAATCGCTGGTGAACACAGGCGGGACGGGTCCTTTGTGCCTTACCTGAAGAGAGATGGCAGCCAAGTAGGTGTCAAAGAGTTTGCTGACAATCGCACTAAGTATGAGCGGATTCTGCGGGAGAAGAAGAACCAATCCACTACTACTTAGGAGCGTGACACTATGACCATTGTTGGTCAAATCGGCAAAGTCACTAGTTATGACTTAGCCGTCGGCGTTAAAATCAACATGGACGAGGCCATTTATATGATCTCGCCCATCGATTCGCCGTTCATCAACGGCATTGGTACTGACGGAAGGCAACTTCTTGGCAGTTCCGGTGTCGATCAGACCGAGTTCAAATGGATGGACGAGGAACTTTTGCTTCCCCGTGCGCCTGCTGCTGGGACTGGTGCTGCCGGTGCGGGATCGACCACTGTGACGGTTTCCGCTGCCGACTCGTACAAGTTCCAGGTCAGCGACCTGCTCACCATCGGTTCCGAAGGTGACGCATTGAACGCATCGGTCAAAATCGTTACCGCCATCAATAACACCACTGGTGTTATCACGGTAGGTAACTGGGTTAACGACTCGGCTTGGCCTGCAACAGCAGCCGCACAGGAAGACACGATTATTTGTCTTGGTACGAACCTGGCTGAAGGCTCAGATCCGGGCGACGCCCGTGCGGCTGACCGGACGATCCGCTCAAACTATACGCAGATCTTTGGACCGACCCCGGTTCATATGTCTCGTACAGAGCAGCAGGTCACCCGGTATGGCGTGAGCGACGAGTTTGCCAAGCAGTTGTATGGCCGCTCGGTTGAGAACGTCATCACCCGTGAGCAGGCTTACCTTTATGGTCAGAAGCATGAGGCTTCTGGCGAGAAGCGTAGGTCAACAGGTGGGTTGAACTATTGGATTACCTCCAATACGGATGCCACTACTACCCTCACGATTGCTGCACTTGAAACCGTTATGCAGAAGTGTTACAACGCAGGTGGTGTGCCCGATCTTCTGATCGCTAACCCCGCTTCGTTCGCAACACTGAACGACATTTCGGATAGCAACCGAGTGCGTACCACCATCGACGATCCTCGTCGTGGTCGGGTGCCTGTTACCTCTGTGTTCCACGAGTTTGGTGAGACACAGTTGGTGCGGAACCGTTGGTGCCATACCGAAAGCGCATTCGTTGTCCAGAAGGACGGCATTCAGCGTCGGGTGATTCAGCCCCTCGTTGTGGAGCCATTGTCCAAGACTGGCGACGCTGACAAGGTGCAGATTGTCTGTGAGGAAGGCCTTCAGGTGAAGGGTGAACAGCATATGGGCAAGTTCACTACACTGACTGGCTACACGGATACTCCGTAACCTGTGCCGAAGCAGGATAGTGGGGGGTGGGGACTGTCCCCGCCCCCTGCTACCCGCTAGGATCGGACTATGCCTACTGTCGGTGATGCTGTAACTCGTACAAAGCGGCTGCTTCATAGCAATACACGCACCGAATTAGATGCGATCCATACTACGATTACTGCTGCTGCCACTACTATCAGGTTGAAGTATCAGACTGATGGTATTCGTGCTGGGTCTTATATTTCAGTAGGTGACGATACCCAAGGGTATGAAACTATGTATGTTCATGCCCGTAACGGTGAGTACGCAACTGTGCAGCGTAGTGTCGATGGAAGCACAGCCGTTGCATTTACCGGAGATACTACGGATGCAGATGTTGTTGACACAACGATTGAAGTTGAACCACGATTCACTGGTCATCAGATCCTTGAAGCAGTCAAGGATGCAATCCTTGCTATGCCTAACAATCTGTATGCAGTAAACACTGTGGAAGTTTCGTTCTCTACTACTCAGCAGTCGGTAACGACAGCGTTCGCTAGTGGATTCAATCAGGTCCTATCTGCTACCCGTACCGCCCGCTCGGGGGAGGATAGGCTGCTGGCCTTTAATGTGAAGGTACAGGAGTACGATGGTGCCTATGAGGTGATACGGCAGGAGGGTATTGAGAAGTCGGTTACGGTGAATCTGACGTATGCCCATCCATTTGTAAGTGGGACGCTAACTCTGGGTACTGATCTTGTATCCACTGTAGGTATGACGGTTGAGATGCAAGATATTCCAGCACTAGGAGCAGCAGCATCTCTGCTTCTTGGGGAAGAATCTCTTCGTCTAGATCTACATAGTCAAGGGGATAGTCGGTCTGATGGAGCCGTCGCTGCCGGTGATCGCGCAAGGTACTCATTGGTATTACAGGCGCAATATGATCGTCGGGTGAGTCAGGAGGCCCGTCGTCTGATGGCGAAATATGGGATACGGACGGGTGCCGCTGTTTCGTCTGTGTTTCCGACCACTGTTCGGTAGTCATGCCGCTCCATCAGACGGTTCGGGATGCCCTTCCTATCAGGTTGGGTGACCGCAAATATAACATTGATTTAGCGCAGTTCGCTAGGGCCACGGTTGACCCTATTCGTGAGGGGTTTGATACTCAGGGCACGCCGGGTGAGCAGACACTTAACCAGGCTGGGGTGTGGAAGCGGACTCGTACTGACTGGGAGTTCGGTGCCGGTCAGCGTGAGGCTGACATGGCTGAGTCTCAGTTACGCAAGTTCAATGCTAGTACCGGCATCAACCCTTGGGTAAAGGGTGAATTGTCGTTACATAAGGCTACGGATCGTGCTTGGGGTACCTCTAATGAAAACTTATATGTGACCACGACTACTTATGGTGGCACAGATTATGTGTATATGTGCGACGGGGCTAATGTCCTAGTTTCCACAGACCAGTTCGCAACTGTGCTGGGTGGCAGCGTATCTATTACCAATCCTGCTGATGGAACTATTGTTGGTATAGCCAGCGACGGGACACATGCCTATGTGGCTGGTGCCAGTGGGAAGGTCCAGAAGTTAGCGGCCAATAATGAGAGCGGGAGCAGCACAGGCCATGAGTGGTCGATGGGGGGCATGGCCGCAGGTGATGGAGTCTGGGTTGCTAGTGGCTTTCTGCTTGCTTCGGATGGGCCACGACTCACTATGCTTCCTATGGATGCCGACGAATCAACAGGTAACGATGTTACTTCAGCGTCGTTTTCACAGGTTGATTCATGGTCGTCGGTTATAGGTACACCAACGGGTATCTACGCTGCTGGTAATGCGGGTGATCGGGGGCGTATCTACCACATAGGTATCGGTGATTCGACGGGTGCGTTGAAGGCACCGGTTATAGCAGCCGAACTACCGCCCGGTGAAACAGTCAATGTGCTGTCTGAATACAGCGGCTTGCTTTGTATCGGTACCTCTAAGGGTATCCGACTGGCACAGATGTCGTTGACTACCAGCAATTCGTTTGCTGGATCTGCGAGTGGGTTCATTCAGTATGGCCCTCGTATCAATATTGATAATGGGGTACAGGTGTTCGATGCACAGGGTGAGTTCATCTGGTTCGGGTGGGAAAACTATGACTCACCGTTCGATACGACGACACGCTCCGGGTTGGGTAGGCTGTCGCTGAAGGAACTGACAGGCCCATTGACCCCTGCTTATGCCAGTGATCTGATGGTTGTCAGCCAGACAGCAGCGGTGCAGGGTGTGGCCCTAAGCGGGACGACACGCCTCTTCTCCATCAGCGGGTATGGCATGTGTAAGGAACTAACCACCTATGAGACTACCGGGTCTATAGATGAGGGCCGGTTCAGGTGGGGCACCACAGAACTGAAGGCCGGTGTGTCCGTAGATCTAAGACATAGCGAACTGGCAACCGGTGAATCTATGCGAATCACTATCGAAGACGACACGGGTGGTGACTACTACACAGACTCAGATGTTATCGGTTCCTACACGCCAGGGATCAAGGCGGTGCAGGTATCGTCGCAGAAAGATCCAACAGACTACGGCCTTGTCGCATCTGATCTTCAATATGTGAGTACCGTGTCCTCGGTCACAGGTGAATACATTACGCCAACAGTCAAGATCAACGGGCCGGGTGGTAGCACTCCTACGTTGTACCGGTGGACGGTGCGGGCCGTACCCATGCCGTTCGTTTCGGAGATCATTCAACTACCTATCATCCTTACAACGCAAACTCAATACAATAGCCGGGATGTTTATCAGAATGTCTACGACGATTACAAATACATACGGGCACTACTAGAAGATCGCTCGTTGGTGACGTTTGAGATAGGCAGTGAGTCTCGGATTGTCCATGTTGCAGGCTTGTCATACCAAGGTGGTAGTATTAACAAGTGGTCCGATGATGTTGACTGGTTTGAGGGTGTGTTAACAGTGTCGATTGTGACGGTGCAAGGTGCCTAAGATACAGTTGAGTAGCAAGTGGATTGACCTGTCGCTACTTCATCCACGTTTCATCAAGCGGTTAGAGAACTTATTTAATGATGCGAGAATGAAGGGTCACATAGTAGTCGTATCTGGATGTCGCTCATATGCGGAACAGAAAAGATTGTACGACAAGTATCGCAAAGGGAAAGGCAACCTCGCTGCCAACCCGGACTGGCAGCGACCGGATGGTTTCTTTCGTGGGTCGTTTCATCAAGAGCAGCCGGATGGTTTCTCATACGCTGTGGATATCAATCTAACTAAGTTCGGTGGCCCTTCTAAGGCTGAGGTAACAAGCGTAGCCGCTCACTATGGGGTAAAGCCAACAGTAAAGGGCGAGTGGTGGCACTTCCAACCCCGTAACGGCGATGGCTGGTTCGATTGCAAGGCATACAATGACGACGATGACCACACCCCGCCGATGGATTGGGCTGCGCTCATAGCATGGCACGTAGAACTGGGACGCAAGATAGGGCTATCTCCGTTGCGTAGAGGGTCACGCGGACCTGAGGTGGAAGTCGTACAGAAGCGACTCAATGCGATAGACTTCTGGTGTGGTACCGCTGATGGGATATTCGGCTGGAAAACCAAGACTGCAGTCAAGCGGTTCCAGCGTGTCACACTTCTCAACACAACAGGAGTTGTAGATCATATGACATGGGAAACATTGTGGAACCCAAGAGTACCGGATGGCCTCTAACATATCGTTGGCAGACTTTGCCAACCGCCCCAGAGGTGGGCGAGCGTGGGTTGATGACCTACCTGACGATGTGTTCAACCAACTATGGGATGCCATGCACGGTGATACTGGCATAGGTAAGGACACTGCTACCAGTTGGTTAAAGACATTGGGCTATGACGATGTTACTACTGGGCGAGTGGGTACGGTGATGAGCCGTGAGCGACGATAAATCCTTAGAGGAATTTGCCACTGAAGGTGAGGTGATCCAAGAGATCACCACTATGTCTCGTCAGTTGGGTAAGGTGCGTACTGAGCGGGATGTGTTGAAGGCTCAGGTCAGGGAGTTGGAGGCTGACCTTGACCAAGCCGAAACAAGAGGCCAACTATTTACACAACTAGCGGGTCACACATATAAATCTCCTGCGTGGCTTACCAGAAAACCAAAAAAATCAAGCGGCGTTGTATGTACGATATTATCTGACACCCACTTCGATGAGGTCGTCCGACCTGAAGAGATAGGTTACCGTAACGAATACAACAGGAAGATCGCAGTCGAACGGTTGAAGACATACTTTCAGAAGATCATTCTTCTGACTAAGGATTACATCACGGGTATCAACTACGAAGGGTGTGTCCTGTTTCTTGGTGGTGACATTTTTAGTGGTGACATCCATGAGGAACTATCAGAAACCAATGAAGATACTATGCTGGCGTCGGTTATCTTCTGGACTGAGCAGATCACAGCAGGTATCAACCTTCTAGCCGAACACTTCGATTACGTTCACATACCATGTGTGGTAGGAAATCATGGGCGTCGAACCCGGAAACCTCGGCATAAACTACGGGCTAAAGACAACTTCGACTGGTTTCTTTCTAAGACATTGGAGCAACGGTTCATAGGAAGTAAGAAAGTCACCTTCGATGTAGCGGCAGGTGCCGACCTTATGGTTGACGTACAAGACACGACATACCTGCTCACACATGGTGACCAAGCCAAGGGCGGGGGCGGTATCGGTGGTATCTGGCCTCCGCTTATGCGAATGGTTGCACGTAAACGCAACAATGCAGACTTCGATTACATGGTGTTAGGCCACTTTCATCAACTTATCATGGCCCCGTCATCCGGGTTTCTACTTAACGGTTCCTTGAAAGGGTACGACGAGTACGCTGCCATAGGGAACTTCGCTTTCGAGGCACCGCAACAGGCGTTATGGATAAACGTACCTGAGAAAGGGATCTTATGGCAGACGGCTCTGTTGGTGGATGATTGAAGCACGGTACTTTACCGTTTGCAATACTACTCATGGCCCGTAATGTTTCGATTTCTTGTGGTGCTTCGGCTTTAAGTACGTCCATGTCAGACATCTACCAACCCTTCAGCCCCACATAGAGGGCACTCATTGTCATATCGTTCTTCTCGTAGTAGCGCTTTACCAATGTACCCATCACAGTTGTAGCATCTGACATAATCCTTAGCCCTACCTTTAAGTTCATTCGACATCTAGTTCACCAAGGTCGTACTTCATTAGTCGATCGAATTTGGCTTCGTTCCATAACTTGTTGATAATACCCTCATCAGTGTGGTCAAGTAGAAAGAACAAGAGCATCGCTGCTGGTCCTTGTAGTTCCAGCCGCCACAATCTAGTCTCATTATCTAAGAACAGGTTGGCCATCAACGGTGATTGTAACGGATCGCCCTCTCCGTGAAATGTACCTTCCCAACCTTCATCATTCATATTAACCCTCTCTCCTTAGCAATCACTTCTAGTCTCTTGGCCTCTACGTCCCAATCGACTTTGGCTGTTGACTGACGCTGGTGTAATAGGCGAGTGTAGTTCTCTTCACCTATCTGGTCGATAGTGAACTGACCAAACTCAACAGGATTGTCAGTAAAATACATATGACATGACGCACATAAGCAGAATGCGTTGTCTAGGTCTGTGCGTGTACGAGCGTACTTGCGACTAATGATATGCGCGCACTGTAAGGCATGAGTATTACTACACTTCATGCACCTACCGAACGATCTGGTAATGAGTGCGTGTAATCGGGTGGCTTTACCTTTATCTCCCTTGCCATATATGTTGGTCATGCTCCATCCCGGTGTTCCTTCTGTTCGATCCAGTTGTGTGCCTTGTGGTGAGCAGCATCATAGTCTTCATCCCATGCCACCATTTCGTTACTGTCTAATACTACCCATGTTATACGGGTTAGGCCTACTCCTAGATACACCGGTCGGCGTTCTAGTCTCACTGTCATGGGGCAGGTAAGAACTTTGGTGGGGGATCAGGATTTTTTACCACTTTAATACCTACTGGTGGTTGATCCCAGCCTTCCACT